TAAAGGTATAGAATTATTTCTCTAATTCTTTCGCCCAGTCTTCTAGCTGTGCTAACACGCGCCGATTTATCTTACTGCCCCAATCTTTCTCAGCGTTTGCGAATCGCTCGATTTGACTTTTAGAATACTTAAGCTTATCGGCTACTTGTTGGTATGTTAATCCGTATTTGTCGCAGAGTGCTTTAATTTTGTTCATAATTTTTTTTAACCTCAGTAATTGCGAAATCCCAATCAAATTCTTTCATATGTTTTTTAAACACTTCTATCCATTCCCATTCACCCATGAAAGGAAATTTGCCGTCTTTGTCAGGCAAAAGATCGTGGCGTTTAAATATAATTAACATATTTCTACCAAACTGATTATGTTTAATAGCGTAGTAAACTTTTTCAGTGTTTGATATTTGCATCGTCAAATCAATATTTATATCTTGGATGTTGTTCATAATCTGTACTCCTTAGTTAGTTAATTAATCAAAATATTATCCTGTCCGCGCCATTCGCTTGGGAGACGGCTTATACCTTCATTTGAGGCTGCATCCCATTTTTTCTCTAAACATTTATCGAGCAATTGTTCAAGATAATTAAATTCGCCTTCTGTGGTTTTATTATCTTTTGCTTCGCTAATTTGTTTTAGCTTCTCATCTAAACAGTTGCAAATAGTCTTCAACTCATTAAATGTAAGTCTGTTCATGATCTGTACTCCTCTTATTTATTGCGTATCACAACGATACAATTACATGATACCGCAAGATGCGGGTTATGTCAACAAAGAAATGCAAATAATTTGAAATAACTTGTGAAAAGTGTAGGAAATGTACAAGAAAAATACTACGAAAGTGTGAAGGTCGCCTACTTTGATTCTTTCAAGGATATATAAGCGACCTTAACTAACTAGAATAACAAATTATGGACTAAAAATACTCTTTCGAGCATTCCCTTGTCACAAAAGTGACACCCGCAGTATAAATGCTTTCACCCTAGAGGCAAGCTTTATTTTTTTGGCTCTGGTTTAGCTGGTTCTGAAACTGGCTTAGACGGAGCTTGTTGTTCATGAATTTCTGGGGCAGCGTTAAGTTCATCTATTATTTCTTTTACTACTTTATATGTTAAACCAGGCGCATCTAAATTCGGGATTAAGCCTAAAAATAAATTTCTCATTTTTTCTGAAATTTCATATTTCATAAATAACTCCTTGTTTGTTGATTTCCGTTAAATGAATCTCAATCATAATCTAAGACTTTTCTTTGCGCAATCTCTAATTGTGTGCTAGAGTAGGTTGTGTAATTTATGGACAAATAAATCCTGAAACGAACAGGAATAGGCAGGAAGGATTATGCCGAAAGAAGACACCCAGTATAAGCCTGGTCAAAGTGGTAACCCATCAGGACGACCAAAAGGAAGCTGCTTAAAGCAAAAGCTTTATCGTGAAGTTATCTATCCTCGCCGTCAAGAAATCTTAAAGCGTGCGCTTGAATATGCGATGGATGGGAAGATTAAAGGCTCAATGAGCATCATGGTTGTGGTCTTAAACCATATCTTACCTGTCATGATGAAAGACAACCTATTGCCTGATCACGTAGACCTAAAAGAAAATGGCTCACTTGTCGAGCAAGCCGATCATATTAAAAACTTAGTCAACGATAAACATATCACACCAGAGCAAGGTAATACTTTGTTGATATCTCTTAAAGCTAATGCAGAAATCAAATACAAGGAAGACCTCGAAAAGGAACTAGAAAGCTTAAAAACAGAGTTTAAAACGTTCAGAGACAAGTTTGGAAAGTGATGTAAGGCTATTTTACATTTGTTATGCAAAGATACTTTACATTTTTTTAGCACTACGGATGTGCGATTATTAACACGGAGGGTTAACAGTGACGGTTGATGAAATAAATATTGCCTATGTAACTTTTGTCGAAGATAAAATCAAGTTTACGATGTGTCGTTTAAATAATCTAAAAAAGTGGAGATGCAAGCTTGTTAATTGGCAGCTTAAGCATTGGATGTTAGCAAAGCTACGTCACCAGTTGAATTTTTTAATGAGAGTGCAGAAAGTTAAAGAGGGAGCAAAACCATGAGTAAAAAAGAAATGAACAAGCATAATTGTGTTTTAAGCGATATGGAATTAGTTTTCACTTGTATTCTATTTGAACCAAAAGAAAGGATTAAAGTTAATTTTGAAGAAAAAATAACAAAAGAAATGCTAAGTAAAATCTTCCAAAAAATTAAAAAGCTAAATGATTTAGCGAAGGAGCAAAAACCATGTGATGAGCCGTGGGCGGGTGCAATATGATGCAAGAAAGGAGAGCAAAACCATGAGTGATATATCAAAATTCGCAGACGAGTTAGAGCAATTAATCTTAAGTCATGCAGCAGAAGCAGGAATTGATATTGCTGAGGGGCTTGTCGAGCATTTAATTGAAGTAGTAACGCGATGTGTTTTTAATAAGGACGAGGAGGAGCAGGACGATGGACAAAAATAAATGCACGGTTGGTGAGATGAAAAAACAACTTTACAATATAGTTAAAAAAGAATTTGGAGCAGAGATTCAAAGCTTAACAGATAGGGTTTATATGCTTGAGTGTATCGTAAAAGAATGCTTGCCCGCAGAGATGATGACTTTTAATTTAGATCAAAAGAAAGAAGGGGAATCTTTATCGGATATTAATATGATAGAAAAACATATACCGATTCCAGATTACGAATCAACCTTGTTGGGCGGTTTATTACTTGATAATAACAAGATGGCATTAATTGCAGAAAGAGTTTCAGCGTGTCATTTTGCAACAAAAAGACATCAGGATATATTTAGTGCAATGATTAAACTGAAAATGAGTAAGCAACCTATTGATACAATAAGTGTTTTGGATAAATTAAAAAAATTAAATCAAGCAGACCCAAACATGGAAATATACTTATTTGATTTGGCAAAAGAAGTACCAGCCGAAGCTATTCCGCATTTACCTTCTATTGCCAATATTGTAATGATGGACTCGTATCAAAGGAGTAAGAAATAATGCCATTCAAGAAAGGTAAATCTAAAAAAGCACAAGATCAAAACTTTCGTGAGGCATGGGCTTCTTATAAACGCACGGGCAAGTTTGGAAATACAACTCCACGCAATGATAATCACGCACGAAGGATTATCACGGCTGCGGTTAAGGGCAAAGCAGGCAGAAGGAAAAAGAAATGACAGATTACCCATCATTTAATATAGATGTTTACTATACGCGCGTTCATGTTGTGTGTGATGATGATTGGCGCAAAATAGCAAATGGTATTTTGAAAAAGGATGGCTTGAATGTTGATCTTGAGAATGCTGAGGCTTTTTCGTTAAGACTAAAAAATCAATATGGCTGCTATGTGTTTTTTCATCCTGATGCCGAAGATCGGTGTATTTATCACGAAGCAACACACGTGCTTATGTATGTAATGGACGAATGCGATTTGAGCTTTGATGTTAATAGTTCCGAACCGATTGCTTATTTACTTGAATATATTATTGACAGCATTCTGAAGCTAAAAAACCTCCGCAACAGAACTGCTTTTAAAGGAAAGAAAAAGAAATGAAAAGTTTATGTGAAGAAATATTTGGAATTGATTTGTTTGGCACAAGCACGCCGAATACACATTACAAAAGCCACGAGGAAGTTGCGGACGTTTTAATAAGCTCACATAACCTTAAAGTTAGAATGGCTGAACGAGCGGCGAAACAAAAAGAGAAAAATAAGGACAAAAAGAAATGAGAGCTAACCGTTGCCGCGTATTTTGCGTGCAAACAGATTTCAGCACGAACAAAGCGATATTTAAGCCGATACGTGAAAACTGTATGGATTGCGAATACTTTAAAAAAAGAATACGCGATAAGGAATTGAATGAGTTTGTGAAGTCACAGAAGATTAAGAAATGCGATCAACTCTAGCAGCAATGCGACAAGATTTTGAGGATATGAAAATGCGGGTAACTGCACCAAAAGAGCCGCATATTATTTTTGACGAGACGGGTTATAGATTTAAGCTTAATCACCCATTAGCTGAAGAATATGACCCATTTGCTAATAGTGAGGTGGGGACTTTTATTAATTTTCATAAAAGCAATGCAAAATTTAATCTATTAATGGGTGGCTTTGGTTCTGGTAAAACTACATGTTGCCTTGCTGATATTCCGATCAAACTTTATCACATGCCGCCTATGAAAGACGGGGTAAGGCGGGCTAAGTGGGTTGTTGTACGGAATACGATGGGAGAGTTAAAATCAACTCTATTAAAAAGTTGGAATAGCTGGTTTAACAATGAAGAATATGACATATATTTAGGTAAAAAGCCGCATATAATACAAAAGCCAAATTTAACTTATGAACATATTTATTATGATAATAAAGGCAGATGTGAGCTTGAGCTTTTGTGTATTGGTTTAGATTCGGAAAAGGCAAAATCAAAACTTGAATCAGTAGAGGCTACCAATGCAGTGGTTGGCGAAGCGCAACATTTGCCGCGAGGGGTTATTACTCACTTAATCGGTCGTGTTGGGAGATATCCCAAAAAAGGAGCAACTAAAAAAAAATATGCTGCAATGGTAATAGCGGACACAAACCCGCCTAACACCCATCACTGGATGTATAAGGATTTTGAAAGTAAAAACAAAATAGAAGGCAATAAGATATTTCATCAGCCGCATGGTTTGATTAGAGCGCCAGATGGAGCATGGATTGACAATCCAAAATGCGATAATACAAAACATTTGCGTGAAAATTATTATTTAGAAATGGCGCGAGCAGAAGGTTTTAGTGAGCAATACATAAAAACAATTTGTAACGGTGAGTACGGATTTAGCAAGGAAGGTAAGCCGGTATATTCGGAATACAACGATGATATACACTCAGCCGAGGTTGTAGAGCTTTTAGAGGATTTGCCAGTGGTGATTGCAGTTGATGGGGGAAGTACACCAGCAGCATTAGTGCAACAGCTTTCAGATGAAGGACAGATGCGATGTGTTAAAGAATTTACCACGCATTTTTCCTCTGCACGTACATTGAAAGAAAACCATGTGCTGCCGTGGGTACTAAAGAATTTAAAAGAAGATCAGAAGGTTTTGATTGTGTGTGACCCAAGCATGAGTAAAGCGAATGAAAATATTGAAGTTAGCGCGATGGAGATATGGGAAGATGCACGTTGGGAAGTTGAAACAGCAAAAAGCAATCTTATAGACCCACGTGTGGAAGCACAGAAAGACTTTTTAAACAAAATGGTAGAAGGACAGCCTAAGTTTTTATTATCACGCACAGGCTGCCCAGTTTTACGCGAGGCGATGATATCTAAGTATAGATACGTTGAAGTGCAAGGTAAAAACGAAGGAACATTTAGAGACATACCAGACAAAACGCATCCACATAGTGACATTGCGGATTGCGGACAGTACGGAGCATTAGAATTTAGCGGCGATGGCGCGCGAATTGACACAGAACCAGAGATTGACACGGATGATTTTACGGAAGCACAACTAACCAGTGGATGGAATTAAAATAGGTTAACACATGATTTTAAATTGATTTTTTGCAGAAAAACTGCAAATTAATGGATTATTCTATAGGGAGATACAAGAATGACTAACGAAACGGACGACAAAGAACCAAAACAGATGGACGATACGGAATTATTAGAGCATTTAAAAAAGAAAGTAGAAGCTTGGTACGCATATTTTAAAGACAATATAATTGACGGAAGACAGCGCAAGCGTTTTGCGTTTGGCGATCAGTGGGAAGATCAGGTTGCACAAGAATATAAAGCAGTAGGTAAAGTATTACTTACTACAAACAAACTTAATCCGTACGTGCGACAATTAGTTGGTGAAGTAAGAGCTTTTACACCAGCATTAAAAGTAAAGCGCGTTGATAAAATTATTGAAAATGATCAGCTACCAAAAATTATTGAAAATCACATGCGCAAGATATCAATAGATTCTGACGCTAAAACAGCATATCAAACAGCTTTTAGAGATGAGATTGTAAGTGGCTATGGTGCATTAGCAGCAGGTTTAGAATTTAAAGATAATAAATCATTCAGGCAAAAAGTAACTACTGAGGAAAAGGTTCATCCTGCGCGTGTTGGCTTTGACCCAGCAGCTAAACAATTAACTAAGTGGGATGGTGATTATTCTTTTGATTATGAAGCGATGAGCAAAGACGAGTTTAAAAGCACTTATGGTTTCACACCAGAAAGTTCAGGCGAGAGTATATTTAATTTCACAAGAGATGACGGCGAAAGCTTTACGCAAGACTGGATAACAGAAGAAAAGATTATTGTATTTGATTTTTATTTAAAAGAATATTTTGATGTGGATTTAGTTGAATTACAAAACGGCGTAACTCTTAAGAAAAAAGAATATAACGAAATGGTTGATATGGTTAACAAAATGAGCGAGGAAAATCCAGACTCAGTTAATCAATCTGTTTTTGACGAGATGAAAATAGTACAACGGCGCAAGGCTAAAGACCATAAGGTTATGAACTATAAATTTATTTCTGATAAAATATTGGAACGAAAAAAATGGGCTTCGAAATTTTTAAAACATGTTTTTATTGATGGCGATAGTTATTACGATGAAGGTAAGCAAATCATGCAGCCATTCATTAAAGATGCTATTGATTCACAACGTATGCTTAACTTTACGAATACCGAAATCGTACAGAATATTAAAGATGCAAACCAAGAGGATTATGTTGTTTCGCCTTCGCAGATCAAAGGCTTTGAAAAAATGTGGAAGGATAAAAAGCGCAGGAAAGGTGCGTTAATTGCAAATCCAGATAAGAAAACCGGAGCGATGCCACAAAAGCAACCACCTAGTCAGATTAACCCGCAATTGCATCCCTTATCTGTTAAGTTTGAGAACGATATCAGGTCGTGCTTGGGGTTATTTCAGTCAAATCAAGGTGCAACAGAGGGTGATATTTCAGGTCGTGCAGAGCTAATACGAGCCACACAGGGCAACTTAAGTACGTTTGTTTATGTCAGCAATCTAACCAAGGCGATGGAACAACTATGGCGTGTTCAATTGGATTTAATCAAAAATACCGTGGTAAGTACGCAACCGCTTGAGGGGATTGATGACTCTGGAAAGGAATCAGCACCGATGGTTAATCAACCGTTACCTTTTGGCGATAAGGTTCAAAATGATATTAGCGATGGTGATTTTGATGTTGAGATAAGCGCATCCTCGGCGTTTTCTATCCAGAAAATGGAAGAGTATAGGGAGCTTCTTAGCTATGTTAGTGCATTCCCGCAAATGCAAGCGGTTATTCCGGATATTGTCGCTAGAAAGCTTGCGACAGATGAGGGTATTGATATTGCCAATCGAGCTAAAGGTATGTTGCCGTTACAGATTCAGGCACAGGATAAGACCAATCCTCAAGCTGCGATGCAGGCTCAAAAGCAATTACAGCAGCAAAGCCAAATGAAAAAGATGTTAACGCAGCTACAGCTTCAGGGTGAGCAGATCAAGCAGCTTGTTGAAAAACAGAAGGGTCAGGCTGCACAAACGACCTCAACGGCTAATATGATGAATGCTGTAACGAATCAGGCAGAAGCGCAGCAAAAAGGTGTTATTGAAGGTGCAAAATTACAAACTGAACTAAGAAAAGCTGAATTGGAAACAGAGGCAGAAGCAATTAGAGTTATGCACCAGCCCCCAGCGCAATTGGGGCGTTAAGGTACTGTTAAAGTACTTTTAGGTACTTCTCATATAATCAACAAGTTAAGATCGGCGCTTTAAAGCAATACTTTAACTAATGTTTATAGCTAAATATTTTTAATAACTTTTGCCACCACTTTAATTTTGGTTTATCAGTTCTTTTAAAATGAGCTACATAAAAACCATTTTCTCGCCTTAATGTGAACTCATATTCGCCATCTGGTAATTCACCATTCCTACGATATTCATCAATTATCTGTTGTGAGCGTATTTTTTCGTAATCTTCAAACATGATATTTACCATACCACAAACGCTACTGGTGACACAACCGCTTGTGTGTGCTTGTAGTACCGCTGGGGGCAACTTTCTAATTTTGAACCGGGCGGAAACTTTCCGCCCAACTACCACGTTTAAGTCATACTCAATCAGAGGTTTTATGTTGCGCGCAAATCTTTTCGCCCAAATCGCCCAATTCGGTTGTCAATGAACCCAAATAGGCTATTTCGATTCATTGAACCGCCCAGCGGTACAAAAAAACCTTATAGGTATAATTTTATTTGGATTATACCTATTTTATACCTATTTCGAGTTAAACTATTGATTTCATTACATTTCTATCTTTTTATTCCTCCACAATCCATTTCTTAGACTTTTCTTTGACTATATCGTAAAAACAGGTAGTATTTAATTAACTGATCAAAAATCGTACTTAGATTTTGTTCAATTTGACGAATATGTGGTCATTAAACACATAGGATGGTGAATATGCGACCTT